CAAATTCATTATACAAAACATCCACATAAAATGGCCGCCCCTCAGTTACTGCAAGATATAAAAGAGGTGTCCCATCATAGGGATGTTGAGAATTAGCATTTAATGGTGTTCCATCATAGTCCCTTCCCCTAATCAGTCTTCTTGTAAGTTCATCAGCACTCCTAGGTCCACCCCGAATAATCAATTCCCATGCATCTAATTCGTTCACAGGTGTATTATTCAAACTATCCCTAATTGCTGCTTGTAAATCGTCTGTAGAATCGCTAAATATTTCACTTTCTAGTTCGCTTTCACTATCACTATACATATTTTCATAATTAATGCTCATTTATATACATTCTTATAATAAGTTAAATAGATAACAAATTATAAGATATGAAGAAAGCTTTAATTTGTGGGTTATTGGCAATACGTGGCATGCAATCGTCTTTAGCATTTAGACCTCCATTCCGCCAATTTCACACATCAGCAATGTTATTACGTTCTAAAAAAAATCAACTTTCAATGAAAAAGCATAAAGACCCTTACGAAAACAAACACTATGAATTTTGTGAAGCCAAAAACGCTAAACAACAAAAATACATTGATCATCTTAATGAGGAAAGCACCAAGATTCTTTTTGCCGTAGGACCCGCAGGAACTGGCAAAACGTTGATTGCTTGTAATCATGCACTTAAACTTCTCACAACTGGGGAAGTAAAACGTATTGTAATTACTCGTCCCGTAGTGCCAGTCGAAGAAGAAGAAATTGGATTTCTTCCTGGAAATCTAAATAAAAAAATGGACCCCTGGCTTCGACCTTTATTTGATACGTTTCTTGAGTTATATTCTCAAACTCAACTTGACCGAATGATTTATGATAATATTATTGAAATTGCACCATTGGCATTTATGCGTGGCCGCACTTTCAAGAACACTCTAATAATCGCAGATGAAATGCAAAATAGCACACCTAATCAGATGCTTATGCTTCTTACTAGAGTTGGTTCAAATAGCAAACTTATTGTTACTGGAGATATAAAACAAACAGATATTAGTAAAGAAAAGGAAAGTGGTCTAAGTGATGTAGTTAAGAAAACAAAAAAATACATCAAATTTATGTCAGAAAAGTATGGAGAATCTTCTACTCAGGATCAGTCAATTCAAATAGTTGAATTCACAAACAAAGATATTGAAAGAAGCAAAGTAGTGAAAAAAATATTAGATGTCTATAACATTGATAAAATTGCCAAAACATTAAAAAAAGAAAATGAAGAGCCTACAAATAATGACTAAATTTCTGATATTTGCTCTTCGTTTTGATCGGTTTCATTTGAATCTTCTGTATCAACACTTGCCTTTTGAGCACTTTTACAAATTAAAAAAAAACGTTTATATTTCTTTACTCCGTCCTTCGTGTATCCATCACTTTTTCGTATAGGTTTCATGTCATAATGATAAGTATGCAAAAGCTGTCGTAACAAATTTAGGAGTGGCCATCTCTGACTCGACTCAGCGTTATTATGAAGGCTAGTCATATATGAAGAACTAAACCTTTTTCTTAGTTCTGGAATCTTTAACTTAACTTTTTCATAAATAGAAGGATTAATTACAATTTCACGAGGCACTAGCGACCCATCCAAACATTCGGGATCAACACTTATCAGTTTTAAAATATCGCCGATTGAACTATCCATTGTTTCTAAAATCGACGATATTTTTTTTCGTATTATACTTTAATAGAATGAAAACTCCATCGCCTGAAACATATCCGTTAATTATTGGCACATTAACCATTACTTATATTCTTTTAGTTACCACAGCAGTTGTAATATTTATTGAAGCTCTGCGCCAAGGTGCTAGCAATTTCATTAGTCATATGATGAATCTTGAAACAGCTATCAGCGTAGTTGCAACCTACTTCTATTCTCTTTTTATGGATGAATTCACTATTGCCGAGAGCACCAATCGACCCATAGACTGGGAAAAAGTTACTGCGTATAGATACATTGATTGGTCTATAACTACACCAATTATGCTTTTGGTGCTAATGTTATTTATGGCCAACAATATTAAACTCCCAGTCAAAATTGGCACTTTTGCATTAGTAGTGATTTTGAATTATATTATGCTTCTTTTTGGCTATCTTGGAGAAAGAGGGACTATGGATAAAAGCACAGGAGTCATAGGTGGATTCATGGCTTTCGGACTAATGTATTATATCATCTATGCGAAATTTTTAAAACCTAAGTATTCTTTCGCCAATTCTGTTTTATTTTGGTTTTACGCCATAGTATGGTCTTTTTATGGAATTGTATATATGATTGACGAAGGATATAAGATTGCAATTCTTAATATATTGGATCTAATAAGTAAATGTTTTGTGGGTCTTGGGCTATGGGCTTATTATACTCGAATTCTTGCGTTATAATTTAATTGTCTAACATAAAAATAATCTATAATCTAAACATTTGATTATGCATTATTTAAAATCATTTGAATCAAAGCTTGTCTTATTTTTACTCCATGTTTAGCTTGCTCAAAATATTTAGCACGATGATTCGAGTCAACATCAGTTGCCAATTCATCGTTTCTTGGTAGTGGATGAAGAATAATAGCATCATTATGCATTTGATTGGCTATATCATTTGTCAAAATAAAGTCGTCTTTTTTATCAAGAGGATTTATTTCTGTATCGCTTCTTTCTTTCTGACGCCGTGTGCAATATACAACATCATAATCTTTCCAAATAATATTTTGCCTTTCAACAATTACTGCATCTTGGCTATGATTTTCTTTAATTTGCCTAACACATTCTGCACTAGGTTCTAAATTATAATAAGGTAGCATTGATATTGAAAATTGAGGAAATAAATGTAATAAGGTAAGTAGTGAATGTATAGTTCGACTATGTTTAATATCACCAATAAATAGAACTCGTAACTTTTGCAAATCAAAAGGCTGTGCTTTTTTGTTAAAATGATTGTAAATTGTGTAAAGGTCCAAAATCGCCTGTGTGGGATGTTCTCCGTCACCATTTCCAGCGTTAATTATTGGAATTGAAGTTATTGTTAATGAATTAGCAAGAAATTCTTTTTTTGGATGCCGTAAAACTAAAATATCACCATATGCACATAATGTGCGAATAGTATCTTCAAACGTTTCACCTTTCTTAGAACTAGAATAAGAATCGTAATAATTTATAACTTCACCATCCATTCGTTTCATAGCAGATTCAAAAGATAAAGAAGTGCGAGTGCTAGGTTCAAAAAAAGCATTAATTAGTATCTTACCTTTTAGCGATGAAAACTTATTTTGATCCGCTATTTCGAAAAGAGAATATAAATTTTTTTTTGTTATATTTTCACACGTCGCAAGCTTATTCATTATCTGATTAATTGCGATGTATTTATATAGATAATCAATGAATAAAAAAATGATTCATTTTTTCAGATTAGTATTTAAGTAGAAAAGATGACACAGCTAATATTGAATAACGACGTAGATCTGGAACAGCTAGAAAGGTATAAATCTTTACCCTATGCTGTTCAGAATGAAATTGGATTATTTGTAGATGAAGCACAAAATATGATAGCAAATGAAAATTATGATTGGCATGATGTAATTAATACTATCGGAACTAGATATTTTAATGGCGGATTTCATTGGTTAATTAACTATTTAAATGAACACCTTAGTGATCCAGAGAAAGTCAAAAATCAACTACACGATTGCCAATCACGTCCTGGATACGCACATACTTGTAATCATTTTATTACATGCCAAGATATGCGAGAGTCTGGATTTTATTATGACTATGGTTCCCGAAAAGGAACATATTGGTGGGAAGAGGATGGTGTTGATAGCGAATTAGCAACTAATCTAATTTTAAACAAAATAGATGAATATATTGTATCTGAAAGATACGATCCTGCTTTAATGTGCAAAATAAACAAATACCTTTTAGATGTATATGAAAGTAAGAATGTTTAATAAAAGAAAGAAAATATACAAGTATAAGTTATATTTTCTTTTTATGACCAATTGAAAACATATATTATTTAAATCTTAAACTCAGGAATGGAATATCGTCCATCGGCATCCTTTACATATTTTGCGATAATCTTCGGGTTATTACGATTCATAACAACATCCTCTGTTTCATAAACATTTCCATCGTTATCAATATAATAAGTTATTCCCATAATATCTTGTCCCCAAACCTCTACTCTGTGAGAAGACTGGGAAACATTTTCATCACCAGCTATCATCATTCCATTTGGAGTTCCCTTCAAATGGGTTCCACAATATTCAAAACCTTCTTTTTTTCTTCTGGTGCATTGTTCATCATTTGCTCTCTTGGCACAGCATCTTTCATACAGAGGGACAACATTTTTAACTCTTTTTCTTTTTGCAAAATCTTCTTTAGTGAAGCACAAAGAATCGTAATCATAAATATATTGTATTAGAGAATTACAATTTTCGGATGACAACCCTAACTCCATTACTTGGGCTTTAACATCGTTCTTAAAATTAGATACATATTGTGAAGCTTTATTATTCAATCGCCTTTCCATCTTTTATTCCTTACATTCATAATCCTAAATCATTTTCACTTTTATTTTTAATGAAAACAACTTAAACATGTGAGAAATTACCATCACTTTCCTTTTGATTCATTTCTTTTCTTTTCTCGGCTAGATATTCATAACAATGGCAATGATCTTCATTGGCCAGATCAATTTTTCTTTGTTTCAAATCAAAATTTTCTTCATGAGCCCACCTTCCGAGAATAGGAGTTGGAACAACAAATCTATTTTTAACACGTTGAATCAAGTTTCTAATCATGTTCATAATTTTTAGTTAATTTGGACAATTATTTTTAAATAATTTCATTTTTATTACTTTAAATCAAAATGAATTTACTTTTGTCACAATTCTGGAACTTGATGTGGAAGAATAAGATAAGCAAGATAAATAATAAAATAAAAATACACATAGGTCATATAAACCTCTGGATCAACACCAAAAAAACTTGCTACTTTGGTAACTGCAAAGGCTACTATCAAAACTATTAAAGTAGTATAAATTGTAGAATTTGAAATAAAGCTATCACTCATATATGTTGCTTAGAAATAAATTATGTCAGCATAACTGAAAGGTAAGAAATAGCTGTTGATTATATTCTTTCATACACCATATAGGACCATCATGAAATAGACTTCCGTCATCTAATTCTACCTTTCCAGCATAGATCGAATCAAAATTATCTTTCCATAATCCATCATGATCAGTTACGCGCATTGTCATCTTAGCAAAATGATTTGTATTTGCTTTGTTAATAAAATATTGTTTCATAGAAGAGTTATCAGCAACATCGTCTGGAAGATTCATCTGAACCTTCATTCTCCCTGGAAAAATAGCGAATCTACTAACAACACCCCCACTTTTTTCATTTTTAGATCCATTTTCATCTTCAGTTTCATCTAAACAATATGCAGGATTCCATATTGAATCACCAGCATCTTGGGTCGCATTTTTTTTGGCATTTTCAAAATTGGTAAAATAATAACCAACCCCAAAAGGAGAAGATTGTTCTGATGGAGAAACACCCAATGCTCGTATAAATTCTATATCACTCGTTCTAGATCCACAATATGCAACTACTGGAAGTTCAATTGGTTCATTATACTCATTTTCTAGTAATAATGTTTGTGGATGCATACTAAAAAAATCAATTATATCATGATGAAGATGACATTTCATTACTCTTTTTACATTCATTATTTCAGACGATAAAATAAAATGCACATCAGGAAAAAGTAACTTCATCATACTTTGCATTTCTGAATTTGATTCTAAATGATAAAACAAATAAGCAATTGGACCATTTTCAATATATCCTTTTAAATTATTCAATTGAGGTAATACATCGTCCATTTCTGTTCTTTCACATTCAATAAAATGATACAAATGAGATTCTGAAGAAAAAGAAAATCCAAATTCTAAAAATGGATATTTACCATCTGTATTAATTTTGTAAAGGACATACACCACTTTTCGAATATCATCACTAATTTCTTCTATATTATGTTTCATATCACTCAATGCATTGTATTTATATTCACCATTATATATTTTTTTGTTAAAACTTCTATTTGAGGTGACATATTCATCATCCCATCCTTCTGAAGATAAGTTAAAATTATCATATTCATCAAGCTCACCATTTAAAGATGTAATATCATGTTCATCGGTATCGTAACCACGCTCAATATGAGTAAATACATTGTTTTGGGTATTAACATCCGAATCAAAAGACATTTTATGTTATACAATACATATTTCTATATAGGAATTTAAATATGTATTTTTATTAGCTTGTCTTTTCTATTTTTCTTTTAATTGTTTCTTTTGTTTGCTCTTCTCTATTATCAAGAATATATTTGGTCATTTTTTCAGCTGTTGTATCATCATTTTCAAAATATTTTCCAAGTATAGACATTAAAGATTTACCAGATAAAGCTTTCTTAGTAACATTCTTTTTATAAGAAATATTCCCATCTTTTAAATCGAAGCAATCAATTTCATTTTCCTTCATAACCCTGACCAATGTCTCTGTTAATTGCTTTTTTCTTTCATTTAATTTCTTGATATCATTTTTCATTTTAAGAATTTCATTATCAATTTGGACCCATTCCTTGACTCCTCGCATTAATTCTTCTTTCGTTTCCATCTAACTTATACATTATAGTGAGAAATCCCTCTTTAACTTATTTTTTATTTATTAACAACTCCAATTTTTATGTCGAAGACATACACCACCAAATGGACCATTAATTTTAGCTTTAGCACCACATGGGTTACCTTTGCGTAATCCTGATTTTAAAATAACACAGCATGTTTTAAGTGTAGTTTCTTCAGAAGCATTTGTCATATCTTTATTAATATTTATTTGATTATTATTATTATTATCGTCAGGAACTATATTTATAACCTCATTTACAAGTGGTGTTGTCATATCAATTAAAGGTGATTCTTTTTGTTTACTAATATGAGTGCCTACAGGCTTATCAAAACTTTTCGTTAAAAGTGGTTTTTTAGATCTGGATGATTTGGGATATTTACGATTATAGTGCATAAAACAATAAGGTTCTTTAACTTTATCATCATCCCAAATCGTTTGCACATTTTTTTCACAACTCACCACACTACAATTTCCCATTTTTGAGTAAACACGATGAGAAAAATATTTATTAGCGTTTATCCAATTAACCCCGTCTTTTTTTGGAAGACGCAACTTAGGAATATATGGCAATAAACATTTTTGAATGTTCCTACAATAAGGGCATTGAATTTGATCTATATCTAACCTTTTTACTAACATTTGATGACGAGACTTCACATTAGTTATATCATTAAATAAAGGTTTATAATTAAATTTGTGACCACATTTTAGTGTAATATGTGTGTCATCTAAAGGTAAATTAGAAATTAGACATATATTTTCCTCTTCGTTTAAATCAATATTATCGATCTCAGAAAAAAAATCAATTGTCGCGCCCCCGTCGGTTTGATACCTTCGCATTACGTATTAAACTATAAATTAAATTATCTTTATATTAGTACATTTACTTATGCCACCTATACATGTATGGGGTCCTCCTATCTGGAATCTTTTTCATACTCTTGCGGAAAAAATACATGAAGATAAATTTGAAATTTTAGGAGAGAAATTGTTATTTTTTATAAAACGTATCAGCACAAATCTTCCATGCCCCAGCTGTTCACAACATGCTGCAAAATTTTTTACACGTGCTCCTCCAAACGCTTTTTCAAACAAAAAAGCATTTAAAGAATCACTTTATATGCTACACAACGTAGTCAATAGGCGAAGAAAAGTTCCTCTCCATAATATGGATGTGCTTGAACAATACAAACATAGAAACATTATAGGTGCATACAATAAATTTATTGCCGTTTATAACACAAAAGGCAATATGAAATTATTAACTGATACATTTCAAAGACAAATGATCGTTAGAGATTTTCAAAAGTGGATACGTGCTAACTTATTAGCATTTAAATAATTACTTAACAATTAGTGATTAATACGTTGTGCTTGTAACTAATTCTCCATTTTTGTAAACTGCACACTTAAACGATTGTTTTGAAGGACGACTGCAAACATTTCCGTTGGCGGTTTGATCAGCAAAAAATAAATAATGACGAGAACCTCCAGAATACATAGCCATTACTATAGCTCCACTCAATAATGCTCCTCCAGCAAAATCACCAATTATCGATGACAATTGCTTAGAAATCACTAAACACCCCTGCATGACCTTAACACAAATATCAAATACAATGTAAAAAATTAAAAACACTAGTAAAAACCAATTTATTACTCCAGTTTGAAACATAGGAATCATCAAGTATAAAAGTGTAAATGCAAAAACGAATGTAGTAAAAGTAGGATTTCCATAATCAGTATAGCGAACTGGACCGCAATTATCTTTATTTTTTTCAGAACCCATAGCTTGCAAGATAACACTTCTCACAAGAGTGCTACCTAACAAAAACCCTAAATAAACCAATCCTTTCACATTTTGATAAAAAAGAGAATAAGAGAGAACTAGAATAATCAATATGATAGGAGAAAAGGTCCCAAAAAAAGAAACCATGTTAAATGGTTGAAACATGATAAACGGAGAAGGAGGTCCAAATTTTTGAGTTGTATTTGCATTAGCAGTTCCAGTCATTGCGGCATTCATCATAATATAATATACAATGCTATAATATTTTATTATGAGTTATTCAAAAATTAACTCAAACACTTCTTCTATTTTTTTCACTTCATGAAAAGTTACCCCTTCGATTTCACGTTTATTTTGGTATTTTTCATAAAACTCTTTAAATTGTCTCTCGTTTTCATGTGGATATATAAAAGATCGAACACCAGATTTAATAGAACCAAGAATTTTATGATCCAAACCTCCTATAGCCATAGCTTCTCCCATCATTGATAACTCCCCTGTTACGCCAAAATTCTGTTTAATTGGTTTCTGATTCATTAAACTATATATAACACAACAAATAGCAATACTAGCAGAAGGTCCTTCTTTATGCACATCAAGGTCTCCTGCATGAATATTAATACCACTACAATTCTCTTTCTCATACTTTTTTCGGCATTCAACTTGTATTTTACCAGGTGTAAGATTCCAAGCAATTGTAAATGCAAGATGCATACTTTCTTTCATAACTTCTTGTTGTAATCCAGTTAATTTTAAATTAAAAAATTCATTACTTG